GTTGATAAACCATGTGCAGTTCTTGTTAGTGTAATTGTAGCACTAGATCTTGCATAAGTTCCTGACTGAAAACTATTCTCTAACTGGTATGTGACCTCTGATGTAGAGAATGTTCCTGATGTTCCACCTAATTTTAATCTTGTTTGACCTGTGCCAGATCTACCAGTAGCACCTTGGATACCTTGTATACCAATAGATGCAAAATAGTTGAAGCAATTCAACCACTCTACACGCATACCATTAGTGACCTTTACACCAACCTGATTAGGTGTAATGAATGTGCACTCATTAAACAACACAGAACCGTGTTGTGATGCAGATGCTAAGTTTGCACCATCTAATTTAGCACCACGTCCTGCATCTCCTTGTGCATATCCATAAGGATCAGATCCAGATACTACACTACCTTTTGTTAATACTGTTATTCTTTCTAGATATGGACTTTGTGTAGAGTCCATGTTTGATACTACAACAAATGCATATCCTTCATCAGCACCACTGTTGTAGAAAAAATCTTTGATTGTTAAGTCGGAAACATGACAGTCTCCAGATAATATAAATGCGTTATTATCGTTAGTTCCGCTTGTTGGTTTTACAGATGTTGATCTTAAATTAGTTCCACGCAATGTTACACCGTCACCAACGGTCATTGGGAATGCCTCTTGGTATTCGCCAGGTGCAACGATGACTGTATCACCAGATGTAGCAACTGATAATGCCTTTGTTATAGTAAGGAATGGTGTGTCTGGGTGTTTACCATTACCACCACCATTGGCAAGATTATCATTATTAGAACCTACTGTAGCAACATAGAAAGTATTCCCCTGACCATTCGTTATGTCAGTGGAAAGCATGGTAGTAACCACCTCACCCGTATTGGGTTTCTGGTTTGCCACCTCTATTATATTCGATCCGTTTCTAGCGTATAATTTTTTATCCGCTATATTAAGAGCGACCTCACCATCTTCTAGGTTAGAAGTCGTCGGGACTGCTGCTGCTGTCGTCGATCTCTTTAGCTTGATTCTCGTTGCCATCTAGAGCATTCTCAGATTGTTGGTCAGTATTCATACTATTTAACTGAGTTTGTAAATCTTGGATTTGTGCCTCCATCATTACATTTATCAGTGTCAATTCAGAAATTTTCTTTTGTAGTATAGAAATAACAATTTTTGCGTCCATAATTCAAATAAGTTTTAGAACGTTCCCCCGTCGATAGTGTCAGTCCATACAGGAACGCCTCCTGCAGTTACCGTCAATACTTGGAAAGATGTTGTTGCATCAGATCCTGTGCCAGGTGATGCCATGTTTGCCTCTGCAGTTACCTGTAAAGGACTTGTTCCTGCACCATAGACAATACCATTTGAGGTAAATGTCCCTACTCCAGTTCCACCATACTGAACCTCAAGGTCAGTATCAAGTTCTAAATCACCTAGTAATACGGTTCCACGGTTACCTGTGACACCGAATACAGTGTTTGTATCTGTTGCATCTTCAATGAATGTCCATGCACCTAATCCATCAGCACCACCTGTGCGGTCATAACCGAAGAATCCAAACTTGTTAGTTCCAGAAGCATTGTAGTGAACCTTAACACCACGATCTAATTGATCATCTGCACCACTCACAGTAACAAGAACAGAGTCATCTGCCATTGTTTGTGAAAGGTTATTACTTAAAGTAAGTGTTTTTGTTCCTACGTTAATAGCAGAAATTGTTGTGTTACTAGGAATACCAGTTACTGAGGAGGTAACTGTGTCACCAACTTGTAATTGATCTACAACATCCACAACAACTTGGTTTTGTCCACCAGCTGCAGATGCAGTCAGTGTGACAGGAGTTGTTGGATCTCCTAATTCAATTGTAGGATCGTTAACTGACATTGAAGCAGAGTTCACTGTAGTTGTAGTTCCATCAATTTGGAGGTCACCTTTAATAATAACAAGACCACCCGCATCAGTTGTAGGGTCAGGGTCAAGTATTAATTCTGTAACAGAGTTGATAGTTGTAATTGAGTTACCATCTAATTTAAGATTGTCAATCTCAATAGAACCAGTCTGTTGTGTATTACCAGAAATGTTTGTTTGACCATTAAAGGTTACACCATTCTGGAATGTAGTTGTTGAGTTAACTGTAAGTGAGTCACCAGCTGCAGTTCCGATTGTTGCATTGTCGTCAACTTGTAGATCTTTGATCCATGCTGTTGCTGCAACACCGATACCACCTGCAAATGTAACACCCGCAGTTGCTACGTTAGAAGCATCTGTGGTATTTGCAAAGTTTACCTTACTTGTTGATGTGGTTCCGACTTCAATGTCTGCACCATCAATCTTTAGTTTATCACTTGTTGTCTCGTCATATACTATAGAAGCATCTTTGTTATTACCAAAGATTAGTTTCATATCGTCAGCGATACGCAAGTCGGGAGTTCCCGCGACACGCTTGACGTCTAAAACTGCATCTGAGTCATTAAATGAGAGTTCTATGTCTCCTGTAGTTCCAAACTCTACTTCCTGTCCATCTTCAACTACAATCTTACCTGTGCCATTTGCACGAAGAATAAGATCAGCGTCTGTTGTAGAAGTTGTGATTACGTTAGCATTTAACTCAATGTCATCTACTAACCATTGGTCTATCTTCGAGTTACTATCTACAATAACTGAAGAACTACCTGTAAGTGTGCCATGCACATGATCCAGTAGATCTGTAAAGTATCTACCACCTACAATCTGTGCAGCACCATTGTTATCTCCAACAAATAGTCTGTCACCCGCATTTGCTTGCGTTCCATTTGCACCAGTAGTAACGGCTAACTCACCGAACGTAATAGTGCCAGGTGCTGTAGAACCTGTGCTCCTTTTTATCAGGATATTCGATGCCATTAGAAGCTACCCCCATTAATTGTTATGTCGTTTAATACGTTTGTAGCGATGAATCTTGTGCTTGTCGCGTCATACACGAGCACTGATCCGTTTGCTAGTCCACCTTGTGATGTGTCTGTCAAATCTACGTCTGACATTCCGCCAATTGTGCCACCGCCACCACCTGTAGCGACACGTGTGACTCTTGGAACTGATTGGTCTCCAAATCTTAGTCTTGCCATTTAAAGTGTTACTCCCTCAAGAACGCTTACCGATCCTTCTAACACTCTGGACTTAATGCCAGATCCAGAAGTTATTACAACGTCGTATACAAACCGTCCACTCTTCATAGCAGCGGTCTGTGAATTAGTCAAAGATAGTTGAACTCTTCCGCTTGTAGCAGGAGATAAAACTGCAGCAGTTACTGTTTGTGAAGTGCTACTTGTGTAGTGCTTTTTAATCAAACACGCTGCCGAATATCCAGTCAGGTCAAAATCCGTTCCGTTATCATTTTCGACTGTAAAGTCAATGATAAAGTCAGAACCCTGATATATTATTAAGTTGGATACAGCACTTGCCATTCTTTAAAGAATTCCCATATAATATTTAGCTTAACTTTATTTATCCTTCTTCTCCACTAGGGTTGTCAGAAGTGCCTTAACCTCATCTAGTTCTTTTCTGAGGTCTTCTAATGTTTTATCTTTTTTCTTTGCAAGTTCTCTCGCCTTGATATATGCATCATACTGCGAAGTGTCAGTATTAAGTATTGCATTAGACGTGGGATCCCTGCCAAGAGTCGTATGACCCTCAACAGGGAGTAGTTCAATTGGTTCTTCCATTATGCTAGAGCGATTCCTCTGAAATCTTTGACTCTTGGTATATATGGTTGTGCATGATTGAGTAAACTTATCTTGATCTGGAAACCTTCAAATGCCTCTACATCCTCAACTGTGTATTCATAGTCTGTAAATGTCTCTAGGTCATTGTTAGGAACTAATTCACCTGAGTCTGGAATACCTGTTGTGTTAAAGAACTCAAATGGTAATTCATCTAGGTTGTCACTATAACCAGCTGGTATCAATTTATACATCACTCTAATCTTAGAGTCACTCCAAACGTTTGCTGCAAGCATTACTTTCAATCCAGAAGCACTCTTCTCTAGTCGTGCAACCTTGGTAATGTAGTTAGCAGCACATTCTCCACCGACATTTACTGATGGTTCTATGTTGTTAAT